CGAAAGTTAAATTGTTACTCTTTACGTAGTCCACCAGCTCTCCAAAACTGCCAAAACTTTTCTTATCTGAAAAGAACTTGTCTAAGTCTGACAGGTTTTTAACTGCTGGGACATCTGCTCCAAGCACCGCCAGCCCTGTTACATGCCAGCCAAAACGTTTTATAAAATCCAGTTCAACAGATACTTTCTTATAGAGTCCTGTATTTATGGCCTTCAGTAGAATGTCCGGGACTTGCTGAATGTCTGCAAGTAGCTTCGATCCTGACACCTTGAAATTATGCAGCCAGCCTAATGACGGTTGACCGTCCGACTGGTCAAGAACCTGCTTTACACTGTGACCCAGCTTTACTGGCGGCTGGTGCTCCTTGGTCCCTTGCAATTCGTTGCTGTTTTTTGCAATGTCGGATATGTCCGACTCCACAAACTTGAACCCGTTCCACGTGCCTACACTGAATATTTCAACTGATTTTAGTTCGCCCATAGTCTACTCCGCTATTACTACTATATCCATTTCAGCCGAAACCTCAGTATTGATTCCATCTGAAACTGCTCTTATTTCCAGGTCTGTTTTAGCTGCAAATTTCCTAGGAACTGGAAAATGTATATCCGATGTCTCTTGAAAAAGGTGCTGGTGTAACTTCACCTGGAACACTTCACCAAAGGGCCTAGCGAATAACTTGTAATTTACTCCCTTGTTCTTGCTGCTGGAAGCGCTCAGGCTCAGCAAATACGCGCTGTGGCTTTCTGGTACTGTCCACAGCGCCATTAAACTTTGATTTTGACCTACTGCAATATGCCCAAACTTATCAGCTGGAACACCCGCTGTAACTGTTCCACCTCCCACCCAGATTTCGCCTGCGTTTGATTCGCCTGTCCCTGCGCTGTTTACTTGCGCCCTGAATATCCTGCAATAACAATTTACAGTTGTTATTGGGTTCTGACCGCTGAGGACTACAGTTTCTTGTTGTAAGTTATAGTTCTCGTCCAGCCCAGCAACCGTTACCACGTTAGCCCCTGTGTTGCCAGCGCCGTCTGCGCTTAATGTGCTAGTTACTTTCATGGGCATACAAGAACCAGGGTAGGTGTACAGGCTGCTTGTCCCTGTCCAGAGTGTGACCTCTGTTGCTCCCACAGCCTCGTTGTTACCAAATTTGTGTTCCATAGTGTACGAGTTAACCTCGCCCTTGGCTATGGGAATTCCGTGATAGCTGAACGAGACCCCCTTATCATCTTTAAAAACATGCGCCATTTATAGACCTCTACCTAGTGTTTTTTCCTTCTTAGCGTCCACTGTTCCGAAGCCAGCAGACGGTTGAACCAGTCTTTGTTTGCCTGGGCTGTCTGGGTCAGCTTCTCTCTTTAGTTTTTTGTTTGCTGTAAAAGCATCATCTAGCGTTGCGGGTGTCAATATGGACCTACAGTTGAAATGGTTGGGCGGCCGTATGTCAGACCATACCGGACTCTTAATCGACGCCTTAAACCCGTCATACTTCCTACAAAATGGTGTTGTTCGACTGTCTAGGATTGCATTGTACTCCAGCCCTTTTACCCAGCCCTGTAAATTAGGATTTGTGTAGGTTGCCAGCGCTGCTTGATTCCAAAAGTCGATCATGTTCGTCCTGACAATTGTCTCAATCCGTCTGCGCTCTGTCTTATCGTCTACGCCCACTTGACCCGTCTCAGGATCAATTGTTATCTTGCCTATTAGGTCTGGGAGCACTAGTCTAAGCTCATCAATAATTTTGGTCTGACTCCAGTCGTTTGATATGCCGCTCATGATTATTCTACGGGCCTTTTCAATCATGGTATCAGATATATTGCCAGATATGGTGAATCCTGCCTGTATAGTCGCCAGTGGTAAATCTGTAGGCCTTAGACCTTCTACAAAGTCTGCAACTGACCAGTCGCCAATGATAGCCCGTTTATTGGTCAACCGGATGCCCTTCTTTATGTCAGCGGGCGCACCTTCGAGGCTTACTTTTAATTCGTCCTCTGCAACGTCCCTCGAATCGTTGTAAATGTTACGCAAATTGGCCTTTATATCTCTGACCATTGCGTCTTGTGTCCTTTTTGGTATTGCTCTATTCAACTTATCCAGTTCGGATTCCTCAGCCGTTTCAAGCCCTTTTTTGCGTGTGTTGCTCACAATCTCTTCAACTGTGCTTCTGATAAAACTAAAGTATCTGTCTGTATGTTTGCTCAGGTCACTTATAAACTGTTCCTCGTCATCATCCATCAAGTCATTGATTCGCTTGATGGGAACACGCATAGGTACAGAGGAAGCGTCCGCGAAACTCTTTTTTATTGAGTTATTAGTAGTTTGCTCAGCTTCCTCTGACTGTTCCCTCTCATCATACGTTAACAGGCTCCTAGTTCTCTGCTCATCCTGAAAAGTGTTGACTACTGTTCCCTTCTGGACCGCGTCTGACCAGGCCTCAGCAATCGCTGATTTCTGTTCTGTAGTGAACTTCTCAAATTTCATTCGTGGGTGGTCTTCAACTCCGAAGTTCCATACCGCCAGCTCTTTAAATAAGCACTCGTTTAAAGTGTCTGCTAGCAAGTCACCATCAAAATTGATGATGTTCAGAAACATTTCTAACTGTGTTTTGGATTGCGCAAAGCTCCCGGTTTGCCCTGTCTCAGAGAATCCTAATAGGTTGGGGACTAGCAGCGCCTTAGCTATCTGTTTGTCCTTGTGAATTGAGAATTTTTCAAATGCGTCTGTGTTCTGTCCGTGAGTGACTTCTAGGTCCCATCCGAATGGTAGCCGCATTGCTGTCTGTTTTGTTACGTTTCGAAGGGTATTCTCAAAGTCTACTTTCTCCTTAGCACTCAGCGCACGCCCTTCTGTGGTAGGTTTAGCAACCATGAATCCACCAGCTAGCCTTTCAAGATATATGTTCCAGAAATTTAGGCCGATCTGCTTTTCCCAGTAAGGTCTGTAGGCTGCTTTAAAATCGGACCTTCCCCATATAGGGTCTAGCTCAGCATTTGCAACGAACACAATAAATTTACTAGGATCTAGCTTCTTTTTGACCCCATTCTGCCACTGCACCAGGGTTTTCAGGTTGCCGAATACGTCATGTTCAAACGTAAAACTATCCCATGCCCTGAGTTTAAGCGCTCTAACCATCCATACGGGCTTTCCGTTGATGGTGGTCGCTTCATAGATCTTTTCTGTGACAGAATACCCATATGCCTTGGCCATGAGTATGCCGCGCATTGCCTGTAGGAAAGTTCCTTTAAGAAATTTCTCTAGGTTGTAATTATAGAATTCAATTATTTCTTCTTGAACTGGTGAGTCGTCGGCTGGAATAAATCTGAATTCCCTGCTGACTACTATGTCTAGGACTAGCTGAAACGCGCTCTTTACTTGTGAGTCGTCTAGCATCTTGGAGTAAACCTCTGCTCCCTTTCTAGCTACTAACTGATCGGGGTTGTACTGCTCGAAGTTTGTATTGTTAGCAAAAAATGAATAGTTAGACCACGCCTTCTCAGTTTCAGCGGGTGCTTTTATCGGCGTGTCTAATTTGAAAGCTTTTCTCAGTGCTTGTATCATATCTCGCTTTTTTCAGGGTTGAAATATAGCGTGCACATTAACATAACTGTGTCAAAAACACCACACTTATTTTTAAAAGTCTGTTCTATTTTCAGGAATTAGCCACTGTGGCCAGCCGGATTCTAGTTTTTAATTGTAAGGCGTTTTTGATGTCGTATATAGGTTAACTTAACTTTAGCTCTTAACATTACGTTTTAATTTAGGCCAAAACGCATATTTGCCGTCAAAACGGTTCGAGGATTGTAAAAAATCACAGGACTCAAAACTAGGCACCCATATGACCACTAGCATTGGAAAGGCACTTTTTCAATTGTGGCCCGTTTTTGAGGTGTTTCTGGCTGTGCTGGCTTGGCACGGTTATTGCCTGAAATTTATTTTAAAATAAATTAAAAAGGGTGTTGACAGAGTACGGGTGGACGTGGTGATAATACGGCACGTTACAATTAACAATTACCTTTTAACTTTTAACTTTTTAGGGAGTAGGCAAAATGAAACTTTCAGATATCACAATTTCAGGAAATCTATCTTGTACGAAAATGCGAGTTTTGGCTCAGGCAGTTGGTTCAGAATACACAGAAAAGGATGTAATAGCGCCAACCAAAAAGTTTGGATATAAGGTGCTAAAATCAATCTTAAATATACATTCTGAAAATAATAGGGAAATTTTCGAAAACCTGGCCTTCATGAATGACCAAGGGTTATTAGATGTTAACTTTGATATCCTACTTTCAGCTAAAGATGGACAAGGCTTCCCGATGTTCAGGATTGAACAATGAAAAACAACGAAGTTTCCGAGCTGATAGACAATTTATTATCAGCTCAAAAAGATATGATTTTTAGAGAGTTGGTGTCGTTTGAAGACGATGCCACCAGGGAGGAATGTTTACTCTCTTTGAAAGCCGCTAATTATTTTCAAGAGCTTAAGATAAAAACCATCTCTGATTTATGCAAATAATCAATCAAAAGGGTAAAATGGAAAAAGAATTAGCCGAAATACTACACGCCTCATTAATCGATTTTGAAACTGAAATAATTCCAGATTATTCCGGTCGTGGTATGTTTGGAAATGAAACCCATGCCATAAGCACAAATGCTAGCATGGGTGACGTTTTAGGCGCTGTGATAATTAGAGCGCCTATGTTTACCGATAGCCTCGGAAACGAGCTTTTTAATAGCACAGATTTCCAGGTTGATAGCATGGGAACTGGAATAGTTATTTATTAAACAATTAACAAAAGGATAAAATGGAGTACAAAACTTTAGAAGCAAAAATGGTCGACAAGATCGAAAGTGATATCTTGTCTGCTACTGCCTGTATCTGTTATTACACAGATGAAGAAAAGAATCCTGAAGAAGTTGGAAAACTTCAAAATAAAATCTTGGATCTTTCAAGGTTAAGAAATATTTTAACTGGGATGTACCCAGTTTAATTAAACAGCGCTCGAAAGGGCGCACAATCAAAGGGTAAAGATGGAAAACTTATATATCTCGGATGTTTTGTACGAACTTCTACAAAAACATAGGCAAATGATACATGCCGATATTGATGCCGCAAACTGTCAAACGCGGTCAGATCATGAAAAAGCAGATTCTAAACAAGAAGAATTTGAAGAGTTTCTCGAATTGACAATTAACAAACTAACAAAAGGTTAAGATGATTAACTACTATAATATACTAATACCAGCGGACAAAGAGTCGTATGTTAAACGCGTGTGGAACGACGCGCACGATAGCGAAATGCGACCAATACCCACTGGTCTATACAGCAAGTTTAAACTGGTACCTAGTGAGGTACCAGGATTCTTAAAATTTGGGTGTGAACCCAAATTCATTCGAGTTCAGAGAAAGATCGTTTACCGTATGCGAAGGAATTGCCAAGGCGCCAAGGCCTTGGTTAATGGCCAAACTGAGGAAATTTATTAGTCCAGGTTGTGTACTATCCAGTCGTACATGAGCCTGAAACCTCTAATTATTGAGGTCGTTGGTCTCCAGCCAGTGGCCTCAATGATTTTGGAGTTATCGGAAATGAAAATAGGCTGGTCTCCATTTCTGACTTCTGAGTATTTTATCGGAGTGTTCTTATGTAATATGTCGTTTAACATGCTCACACAGCCGTTTAAATCCATTACATTATAAAGTCCTCCCCCTACATTATACGCTTGACCGTTCGTGCTCTCAGAGGATGCCACGCGCCAATAAAGGTCAACTAAGTCCTCTACATAAAGTAGATCCCTCACTTGTTTACCATCACCATAAATTGTTATAGGCTCATCCCTCCAGGCTTTAATCGCAAAGTGAGCAAACCAACCCTGGTCTTCAATCCCATGTTGATGCTCCCCATAAATACAGGATTGTCTGAGAACAGTGGTGTTAAGGCCAAAAGTCTTGGCGTAATCCAGGGTATACTGATCAGCGGCACCCTTGGAGCATCCGTAAGGAGTGGCAAACTGTAACGGGCTGGACTCACTAACCCCGTTAACTCCCACAATAGGGCTACAGCCGTAAACTTTATTAGTAGACGCAAAAATATACTTGCCTTTATACCTGTTCAGCCTGAGGGACTCCAGTATGTTGAAGTTACCCCGCACATTTGTCTCAAAGTCGTTCATCGGGCTGACAATGGACAGTGTCACAGCTACCTGGGCCGCCAGGTTTAGCACCAGCTCAACGTCACGGTTCCTGGACATCATTTCATTGATTTCTATGCCGTCAATAGCTATGTTCAGCTGCTTGAACTCAAACTGTTGCGCGTGCGCGTTCCTTTCTATCTTTTCTAGGTTGTCCTCTGATCCAGGTCTTGACAGGTCATCAACGCATATAAGTTTATGACCTTGATCCAGTGCTGACAGGCAAAAGTTAGTCCCGATGAACCCTGCGCCGCCAAATACTACTATTTTCATTCTTTTACCTTCTTTTTAATAATGTTTAGTTCACATTCTATATGGTACAGCGCCTTCAATATTTCGCTGTCTGACTCCGCTCTATGGATAGATAGCTCCATGATGCTGTGCGCTATCACCTCCTTTATAGTCATGTCATCTATTCTATCAAGTAGCATCTCCCAGTCGGTTACACCCAAGTTAACCATCCTAAGTAAGCCCCTAGTGAGGCCGCAATGGCGAAGTAAAATATGTTGTTGATCATTTAGTTCTCCTTTAGTTTTATACCGATTTGGTCTAGGAATCTATCAATTTGCATCCATAGGTCTCTGACTACTCGCCAGTCATCGTGCTTAAATGAGTATTTCTCCGGTTCTTTATTGACGATCTTCTTTAGCCGCCTCCATTCGCTAATCATATTCTGAATTAGCATTTTAGCATCGTATGATTTTATTTTGATTTTTTTGGTCATCTAAGCTCCTTTATTTTAATGGTTAGAATATGACCTGCCAAATGCAGGAGGTTTAGTCAGGTTACCTGGCCCGTAATAGCCCCTTATGGCTTCTTTCCATTTCTGCTCGGTTTTAGCTGCGACTAAGTCTTTGAAGAACTTCATATCAACATTAGTAAACAGCCAATCTATACAGTAGTCTTCTGACATCCAATCTGTGTAGATCTCATCTAATGGCCATCCCGTATATCTTTTAACTGCCATCAAAATACCTCTGGTAATGTTTGTTTGATTTTAATAGTTACCTTTCTAATTAAAACTTTGTAGTCGATAACCGGGTTTTTTAGTTTCTTAACCATGTTCCATGCTTGCTCATTTATTAGCTCATGCCAGACTACGCCCAATAATTTAGGGATCTGCCTAGATGTCCAGGGTTCATTATTATTGGATAATTCCAATTTGATCTTGGAATATTCTTTCTCAATGAAAGATGGAGTGCAGAACAACTCAACTATTTTATCCTCTACGAGAGTCTCGCCCTTTATTACTGGCGGCCCCATCTCTTTAATGTGCTTAGCTTTGAACTCGTTAGTGATCACCTTAGCCCAGGTTCTCCTGCCGTATTTGTTATTATAGCTGTAATTCTTTAGTACAATACCCTCGCCAACCCCCGTGCCGTCCTCTATGAGGTAGTTATTCTTACTCATGACATAGTATATCTGTTCATCAGATGGGCTTTCTAACCGATAGAGGGGGTTTATATAATCAATGCCATGGTATTCCATCACAGGCTGATATGCGTAATAGTGCATGTACCTATTTGTGTTGGTATCGTAGACATCAAACACATAAAACTTCCGCCAAGCATCCTCACGGTAAGTCTTGAGCGAATGTGGCACTAACCATTCACCGAATAGTATAATATTCTTCCTAGCCCTGAGTAACCTCAATATACCATCGTGATGCTGAGCCCAGGCCATGAAACCCGCATTATCGTTTTGGATAGTTAGCTCCCTCTTGCGAGAGGCCGCATGGAGTATATTACTGTGGTCCATCCATACGCTTGAGCAAGTACCGTCAATTTTAGGGAAGGCGTAAACTACTCCATCGGTTATCCCTTCAGTTTCATCTGAGCCATATTTCTCTACGTGTTGGTATGGTATGAATGTCATTTTATCCTTTTGTTAGTGAGCCAGCCAGGAATCGAACCTGGAATTGAGGGCTGGGCATGTGTTTATCCTCTCTCCAACTAGCAATGATCATGAGTGCCCACATGCAATATGCTAGTCCATGCGTCTACCGTTCCGCCTCTGACTCAATTTATTAAACTCCCCAGGCTTTTTGTACTATCACATTCTCCAGACAATTCGCTATCCTGCACATGTCCTGTGACTCACTTTCTAGCAATGCTATTACTCTGTCCTGATGCTTAATGGCATCCTCATTGTGCTTCTCTAGTGTTCGCATCGAAACGAACCGACACATTGAAGCCCCTATAAAGACGCCAAAAGAGAACATTATACCCATTCCAGCGGTGCGAAATAGATCTTTCATTCTTCCTCCGGCTGTTTATTTACCCATTTTATGATGTCGTTTATTTCTTGATCGAGTTTTGATTCCTCTACGGTTTCAGTGTGTACTGGGCATCCTTCAGTCATCCAGTATGCGCCAGGATTACCAAAGACACCCCTGCCATGGCCGTTGTCCAGGATTGGGCATGTACATCCAGATTCTACGGCTTTTCTTGATCCTGGCTTACGAATTTTGAGCCATTCCCTCTGCTCTTCCAGGCTCTCTAAATCTTTTTCATCACTCATTGCCCCTCTGTGTACAATGACATCATCATTTGTAAAAGTGATTTCGCTCATCCTGCTACCCCCTCCAATATAGCCGATAACGTTATCGGCTCATGAGCCTTCAACCAAGCCAGTATCCTGATTAACCTCTCTGTTGCTGGCAACACTCTACTGTTGCCAGACCTCCAGTCTTCCACGTTCCGAATGGACGTGCCCATCATTATCGATAGCTCTTTATTCTTGGCCCCTAGCTGGGCCTGTATATCTTTAAATTGTTCCTTGGTCATAGCTCCCCTAGTATTTTAAAGGCTTTTTTAACCGCTCGGACATCTTTCTTTTCGTCGTCAACGTGCACAGACAACGAGTAATAGACATTTTTGCAGGAAATGTCTACTGTCTGACCTATATCGTATCTGTGGCCTTTCAGCGTGAAAGTATAGCGCACGTCGAACTCCTGGTCCCGTCGCCCAGCTGCGTTTGTGTTCGGTCGCCGGAAATAGGATGACTTGAACTTGTCATGGGCGTATAGCACCTGCTCTATGGCTGCTTTCTTCTCTGTATTTTTGATTATCATTTTGACCTCTTTGGTTGTGCCCTGTTAAGGGCTTGGTGGCTAGTATCTGACTATACACAGGTTAGAGTTAGGAACTATGGAGGACAGCTTGCCAACGAACACACGAGCGCTATGCATCTCTTCATCTAAGCTAGCAACCTGTGCACTATTCAACGCCACGAATGCAACCGCGTCGCCATATTCGTACATTCTCTTGCCTGTAAATTCACATCTTCCACGGTCAAGGCGCTCTGTACGTACAGAGATCTTATCACTTCCATAACAAGTTTTTGCACCGACTTCCTTTAGAGTTTTTTTCAATTGTTTTGCTTGAGCTGATATTGCCATCTTGACCTTTTTGGTTCGGGTTATTGTTAATCGTAACGTGCCATAATAATTCCACGTTGGCCCGTATTCTGTCAAGCAATTATTTTTAAACCTTGCCGCACCCTGGGCATGGCCTCTTTAGCTTAATGTTTAGTAATCTGGTCAACTTATCATGATACACTTTTTTAGGTATGTACTCCCCCTGTAACCATTTTGACATAGCTTGCTGTGACACACCTATTTCTTTTGATGCCTCTGTGATACTGCGCCCACTGTCAATGATTGCTCTCCTTAGCCTGTACGCGTACCCCTCTACACAATTGTTCATAACTCCCCAAATTCATTATTAGTTTGTGCTGCTATCCCGCCAATGCCCTCGAAGTCATCAACGCCAGAGTAACGTACCCCCTTAACCAGCTCGCTCAGGGCTTGGCTCTCTGTGTCTGCTTGGTCGTCTGACTTCCCAGTCGGGAAATCGCAAATTTCGTTTATGTGGTCCATTAACCAGGGCGCGTTCCTGTCATAGTGGACATTTCCAGCTTCATAGTACGGGCTGACAGCCGCCATTCTTGCCTGCTTCGACTCGGTCGGTACTACTGGAACTATCCCTGGTATGCTGTCTCTGAGTGCGTCAATGATAGCCGCTCCATTGGCCTTCTCCTCTATCAGCTTGCGTCTAGCCTCTGGCCACTTGGCGCACATAGCTACCACTGCTGTTTTTGTGGCTGTAAATCCCATTCTCTCTCTGATCTGGTCCAGTAGATAGAACTTTGCTCCCATCCTTCCCCAAACTTGGCCACAGACATATGAGCCTTTTGTAGTATCCTTAAATGACATATCCCATGACATTACAACGTCTTCCATAACGTCCACTGGCATATTATGCAACTTTATCCAGTCGCGCTTAACTATGTTCCCCCCTAGACTAGTTGGCCTCTGCTGGTACATACCTGACCAAAATAACGAGCCTACCGCCTGCTTAGTCTTTAGCAAGTCCTCTCTGTCAAACCTCTCTGGACATAGCGCTTGGCCTTCCTCCCTTCCCAGTTTATCTCCTTTAACCGCCAGCGCTGGTAGGTCCACAACTCGCCATTTGTCCGCGTGCTCTGTCATAAGCCACTCAGTTAGGTCCGTTTTAGCCCAGCGTGTCATCAAAAGGATGATTGTAGTTTTCGGTTGTCTCCTGGTGTATATTACGCCATTGAACCAGTCCTTGAACCTTCGCTGGTAGGCCTCCGAAATGACTTCATCCAGGTTTTTGTGTGGGTCGTCTATGATTATCAAGTCGCCACCTTTCCCGGTTATCTGTCCGCCAGTGCCTCCAGTGATAACCTGTCCACCCTGTACAGTGTTGAACCTGTTGGAGGCCCTGCTATCATGCATCAGGTTTATATTAACCTCTGTATTTGCTACTATCTCTGTTTTTATTGCCCGTCCCCATGATGCCGCGTAGTCGTCTCCATACGTCGTTAGGATCACTTTGCCTTTCGGGTTGTTCTCCAAGTACCATAGCGGTAGCCACTTACTGATAAACGTCGAATTGTGGCTAACCAGGCCATTAGCTATGAAGTTATGGTGTTTCTTTGTCTCTATGTCATAAGTAGGTGCTTCCCCTACGTCCTCTATTCTCCTTACCCTGTCCCATGACACGTGCTCTACCCTGTCCAATAGATCCTTGTTGCCCTCTATCTCTGCACACCTAAGAACCTTAGTCTTATGCGTCACACCCGGCTTATCGATCCTTATGTTGTGCTTCTGTCTGAAATAACTGGCTGTATTCTTAAGATACCCCCTCCAGCTAGCTGGTAAAGCGTTTATTTTAGAGTTCTCTGGACCTCTTCTTAGTGCTTTTTCCCTACAAAGGTCAGTGTCCTTTCCTAATATCCCTATTTCATCACAGAATTTTATAACATCTGTCTTGGCGTCAACCCTCAGTATATACGAGTCAAACTTCTTACCGTTGCATGAAGTTGGCTTATAGCTAGCCTTGGAGCGTATACCAAAACGCATGAGTAGCAACTGCATATCTCGGATAAAGTCTCTGTTTGCAAGGCATAGCTCAATAGCCCCTGTTGCCCTGTTTATGTTCCCATCGCAAGCGTAAAACCTATTTATAAATACACTTACCACGCTGTTAGTTGCTAGCCATACCATTCTAGGCATTCTAAAATTATAGGTGGTTAAGTCCGTCCCAGTTAGCGCCTTAAGCAAGTGTATCGGCTTTTTCTTGTTTCTATTATGCCCTTTATTTGGCAGGTATATCGCCCAGTGAAGCCCGTCTCCACGTGAATCATGTATGCGCCAACCATTATCCGCGCAAATATCATATAACTCGCTTATCACCTTATCAGATTCATTTGTAATCAATAACCCGTTTCCTACTTTAGTGCCCTCTGCTAGGTAATAAGCCAATAGTGCAGCCGACTTACCATCTAAAAAATCAGCCGTCCCCTCTGGTAAATAGTCTGGTGTGCAGATATAGTCCTTTCCTGTGATGTCTTTAGACTCCTTCCACCCTTCAAATGTAAGGAGCCTGTGCTCAGGTGTTAACGTTAGCTCTTTACCTGTGTAAGTTGTCAGCTTAGACACCCCCTTAACCCCTGTACATTTCTTAGACATTACTATGTCCGTGGAAGGAGTGAAGTTATCCATCGACATTACTTCTTGGCCTTCTTGAATATCTTTTATCGCGACCATCCCCCCATCAGAAAGCTGTACAAGCGTATCCCCGGACAAGCATTTCCCATGCTGAGGTGGAACATTAAAGATCAACCTGCCGTCGCCTTCCTCCAGTGCTCTCCAAATTACCTTAGATATATGCTTAAGAAAGCTGTACGGTTTCCACTCTTTATTAGAGCAATACCAGGCGTAGCCGTGTGGCGACTGCTTAACAGCCAGTATTTCATCTTCTGTCATAGCGTGTACAATATAATTCTAGCGTTGATAGCTGCAAAGCGCAGTATTTCAAACTGGCAGTATAAGTTCAACGCCAGCGGTTGCTCATTGGCCTTAGAGTGTATTGCGACCGCCAGCGCTTCAAGAGCCATCCTCGTCGGACAGCTCAATAAGTTTATCCGTGAAATCTTCAATTAGTTTCTTCCCCTGTTCAGTTCTGGACACGTCCTTGATCCTGTTCCTAGCATCACTGGCGTCCTCAGTGATTACATATTGTTTTTCAACCATCCCGTGGTTGCACTTTAAAAGGAACATAGCCATTGCGTTGCCCTTCTCAGACAGGCCTTTCTCTTTCAGATAGACACGTTGTTTCAGTATAAGCTTTTTTAATGCGCGCGAAAAACTGTCCCTCTCCTTCGCCCATAGGTGTAGGTGGTCGTCTGAGTAGCCCCTTTCCAGGCAGAACCGCTCCAGGAACACGTTTCCTTCCTTTTCAGACCATGCGTCCAGTGCTACAGCCTCCTTATCTATATATTCAGGGGTGTATTTCTTAGGCCTTCCTTTTTTGTATCCTTTTCCAACTGACATATAACCTCTTTAAATTAGCCTCCACACTACCACGATACCCAGTTTTATACAACCCCTTGATTGATTATTGCATAGTAAATACAGTAACTTTTTTCAAAATCCGTTACTACGCACGATTTTCACCAGTTATATCAGTGCTGTGTATAGCAAACACGGTAAACATAGTAATTTAGGGGTCAAATCCCTTTAATATACACCTTTTTTTTTTTTTTTATTCGTATATATGAATTTAATTTTTTTTTCTTTTCTCCTATATATATTATTTATTACTATTAATAGTATAATTACTATACACAGAACTGAATTTATGGAATTTTTTGTGCGTAGTAATGTATAGTAAAGCCCCTGATTGCATAGTAAACTGGCAGGTGTGGCAAAAAAGCCACACATAAAAACTGCTTAACTAGCCAGTCTTTCCTCGAAATGCATCTCTTGCAGGGACAACCAGTTAGTTACACTCTTATAACTGGCAAACAGCTCCCTGCAAGTATCCAGCGCTGGCATAACATAAGTTTGAGACTGGTCTAACCTGCGCTTTTGTATGTTTCCATCCGTAGCTTTTGCCAAGTAAATTCCCAGCCTGGCCTTATCCACCCGTTCGTGAGTATTCAATTTCATCTTGTCAGCATAAGTCAGGAAGCTGCTGAATACTTCTTCTGTCTTAGCAGGACAACCTGGAGTGTTCCATATATCATTAGTGATTGCAAAATCCTGGTAGCCGCTTTTTTCGTACCCTATCGACCCCTCAACTAGGCAGTCCAGCCACCACCTTTCAATTGGTTTCATGCTGAGCAGCTTCAAGCGGTCTTTTTGCTCAGTCCCAGGCGGATGTGCTAAGTTGTTCTTTATTTCCCGGTTCAGTAAGTATTTCAGGAATGCACCTGACTCTTGATCAATGCAACCTGACAATTTAGAAAAATAGTCCTTGTCGTTTTGGTACTTGTCCGACACTGGGAGGATCAGCCAGCGCCTGTCGTCTCCGTCAAGATGTACAAAATGCTCCTCGTTCGACGCAACCACAATTCTCATAAAATTCCTAGCCTGGTAGTGTGAACCGCCTTTTATCTCTATGTTTATGCTGTCCCCTGTGATGATGTTTTTCAGTGCGTTAGCGGTCTGTATCTGACCACCGAAGAAAGCCTCGTCCATGAATACTAGTAATTTGTCTTGAAGGTGCTGGTTGAATCGGTTAGTCAGATATGACATATTGCCTGAAATGGCTGCGTGCTTGCCTAGAATGGCGTTGAAGATGCTATAAAACATTGTTTTGCCTGTCCCCTGTGCGCCTGTGAGGCCTATGGAGGTTTTCAGCTTGCTCTCTGGATTCTGGAAAATATCAGCTGACCAGTCCAGCACCCACTCCGCCAGGTCGTCACGACCGCCGCAAAGTACGTCCCGGATATGCCTAATGATCGGCTGGCAACTACCAGAGCTGGGCTTAACACTCCAGCCCTTAAACAGGTTATACTCGTACTTACCCACTTTCAGTGAGGGCCTAAAAACGATCTTTTCAAACGTGCGCCTTAGCGGGTGCATCATCCACAGAGTGCCCAGTGTTGACTTGTTTATCTGTGTGTTGTTCTTGGATGATTTGAACCCCGATATTGAAATAAAGCTGAGGCCTTCCTCGTTCTCCCTTACTACAGATGTGTTTCCGTCCTCCAGGAAAAAATACTTATTGTTCACTTCCTCCATATACCCGACTAGTTCCTCTTGGTTTTTAGCAAACGTCGTGGAGAGCGCGGGGTCTATTTCCTGGGCCTTTTTAAATGTCTTGCTCCTAGCCCCTGGCGACTTCCAAAACTCATCCCCATTGGCCAGCCAGCCCTCTTTTCTGGCTATGAATTCATAAGCGCCGCCTGTCTGTTTAGGTAAACATGAGCAGTGCCACTTCTCACCATTTATTCTAAAAGAGCCTTTTGTATCTGTGTGGTCCTCAAATATACACGAATTAACGCGTTTGTGAGCGTCTGAGTCGATTTCATAGAATTCCAGGACACTGGACAAGTCCAGGTCTGTTTTTGACTCTTTAACAGCCTTGGAGGGCCTAATAAATTTCTTTATTTTGTCTATGTCCTTCTTTCTGATCACGGGCAAAAGTCCTTTATCAGTGATATGTTTCCACTTGTACTGTTTGCCGCTTTCATGCCAGCTCTCAGGCACTACTATGTAGTTGTTCAGGCCGGTTTTGATGTCTAGGCCCACTGTCTTGGCGGCTATAACTGTTGTCAGCTGATACTTTGGATTCTCCCTATATATAATGTGTTCACCTTTCCCGGTAACTGATCCGAATTCGTTATCCAGCTGTTTGCCCCACTCCACGGCCTCTTGTGTGTCTAGGTCAACCACCACAAGGCCCTCACAGCTTATTCCGACGTTGGCGTCAGGGAACTTTTCCCAGTATCTTTTAATCTTTTCATAGCCCAGTTTTCCGTTTCTCCAGGCGTCCCAGTATCCCTGAACACCCCCTGATTTAAATACTCCTGTATGTGGTTTCTTCCCTGATTCTTGTAGTGGTATCGGCCAATAGCCAGCCGCGCATAGTTGCTCAATGTTCATGTATAACCTTGTGAGATTGTTGAATAAATTTATTTTTTAACAAATGTTAAAATATGTGTTTACAGAATGATTTTAAGTCCGTAAATACATAACTTTAACAATCTGTTCATTGAAATTTTAATCTGTATCTGGAGCGCTTATGAAAGAATTATTGCGTCTAATAGAAAATCAAATTCATCTCGAAAGTGAAGTTGCTATTCGTGAGAAAAATCTGGACGAGCTTAAAAGAGATTTGAAAAATTATCAAGAAAATCTAATTCCGGAAAAAGCAAACGAGCTTGGAATCAATAGCCTGGAACTGGCGGACGGCAAAAAATTATCTTTTAAAGATAACTACTACCCGAAGATTGTCAGCCCAGAGTTTTATGACTGGATGCGCTCGAATAATTTTGGAGCAGTCATCAAGGACGAGCTGAAGGCAGAGTTTGACAAGGGCGACTCTGAGAACGCGCTAGCAGCTGTTCGTATGCTGGCCGACATTGGTATCAGTGCTGCTATCAAGGAGTCAGTGCACCATAGCACCCTGAAAGCGTTTGTTAAGGAGCAACTGACAGACGGCAAGCCGCTTCCTGAATCTATTCAAGTGTCCTGTATTCGTAAGAGTATAGTAAAATGATTTTCATTCAACTAGCCGTTTTGGCTGTTCTATTAACACTAATTTCAGAGTTTTAAATGATTTATTTATTTCATGCGCCTGTAACTTTGGGCCTATTCCTGTTGCTAATGGTATGCGGAAAGAAAGATGGAGCTGATTAAAATAACGCCTGAGTGGCGTGTGTCCATAGTGCCACATAACTTGGTCCTAGAACGTAGAGCAGGCAAGTCCTGGACAGCTGAGGGCTACTACTACACTTTCGAGGGCCTACTGAATGGGCTGATAGATAAGGACATAAAGGATGTCTCTACCATCCGAGACATTGTGCACAAGATTAACACCCTGCGAGCGTCAATTCCGAAGCTCTCAGACGAATTCAAGAAAAAAATTAACATTATAATGGAGATTAAAAATGGGTAGGAGAGCAATTGTAAAACAGGACGTTGAAATAGTTGTTTGGGGCTCAGACGACGACACAGGATTCGAGGACACAGAGACCTCTGACTATGCTATGCCAATGCTTAGCGTACTTCAGGCGCTAAGTCCTCAGTGCAAAAAGTCGAACGCCAAGTATCACGAGGACGCTGAACCGGGACACCTGTTCATTACAGGGCTAGACAGGCCCGTCGAAAACCTGGAGGTCGTGCCATGCTACTATAAAAAGGAATTCGTGGAGTGGATACCCATAGACATGGGAGGAGGATTCGTGGCGACTCACGCTCTGAACAGTGGAGTAGACAAGGGCGCTCAGAGGATAGACGGCAAAATGTTCCTGGAAAATGGCCATGAACTGGTCACAACTGCCTATTTCTATTGTGTCGTTATCGACACACTGGAGAGAGTGGTCATTCCACTGGCGTCCACAGGTTTGAAGGTTGCCCGGTCTTGGATGTCTAAGGCCAATGCAGTTAGAGTGGATTCAAACCCAGTTCCGCTATTTGCTCAGGTGTATAAAGCGTCCAGCATTTTGGAGTCAAACCCTAAGGGCGAATGGTACACGTTGAAAACAGAGTATAGCAGAGTAGCTACCCCAAAGGAATTCGAGCACGCTAAGCAGTTTAGAGCGCAACTGAAAGAGGAGATATGATATACTACATATGTATGAACAGAGTACCACAGTCAGGCCCCTCAGTGTATTGGAAACGAGTGGGGGCCGACTGTGTAGAAGAAGCTGTCCAGGTGTATTCTGACACTTTGAACCAGAACTCCTTTTTAAGTTGTGGACACTGGGACAACATTTGGGTCGGTATCCAAGAGGTTAAAGAGGACGTTTCAGAGAAATGGTTCAAAGGTAAATTCGACTTTATTTTAGGGGTATCCGATGACGCAGAGGAATAGAATCAGAGAATTTTTCCAGAGCAACGCTAGTTTTTACACTGCTGAACAGATATCAGAATTGACTGGTATCGGTCGCAACAGTGTATTGACGTTGCTCAGCACACTGAAGAACCCAGAATACACTGACAACCCGTTGCCCATTGTTCAATATGAGCATAAATGGGGACTTCGTAAAAACTTGGAGGCGTACTTAAATGGAGAGTAAACTAGCAACTGCAATTTTTGGAGCGCTCAAAGACTCGGGTATTGAGTGTAGAATGGTGTCAGATTATTCTGGTCGTGGAATGTATGGAGCGGAAACATTTGCCGTTGAGTTCAATGCCAGTGCCATGGACTTGCTTAATTCTGTGATAAACGAGTCCGAATTATTCACAGAAGTAGAGGCTGGACAACTCAGATTGGACAATATGGGCCTTGGGCTAGTATTGTACTAGCGTCCGTTTTGACCCCTTTATGAAGGTCTGGCAATTTCAAACGGCTTGACAGCCCGAAAAAACCCGATTTCAACGTTAAGGGGTCAAAACGGTTCGAGGATTGTAAAAAATCACAGGATTGAAAAACGGACCTGTATATGACCACTAGCATTAGATGATTTTAAAATGATTTTAGAGCCGTTTTTGACACCTTTAACCACATATTTTCAGTTGGCACGCTGAATGCATAAGCGGCAAAATTTAAACTAAAGGAGAGTGATGACTAATCGGTCATATAAAGAACGAATAGAAGAGGGCGTAAGGGCATTAGTTAAAGATGTGAGCGAAATTAAAATTCTTGAAGATAAGGTGGAAATACTGAATCGAATTAAATCCGAATTACACAATGTGAGCCCGTTTAAAAATGAGCCAGTTGACCTAGTTACATGGGAAAAGTCTGCTAAGCTACAGGCTAATGACTACAACCCAAACAAAGTGGCACCGCCTGAAATGGCGTTGTTAACTCAATCAATAATCGAGGACGGGTATACTCAACCGATTGTTTCTTGGAAAAGCGAAACTCATATTGAAGTCGTAGACGGCTTTCATAGGAACAAAGTAGGGAGGGATAGCAAAGAAGTAAGTGAAAGAATATTCGGATACCTCCCTGTTGTGAATATAAACCAGAAAACATCTAAAAAGGGGGATAGAATTGCTTCGACCATCCGGCATAACAGGGCCAGGGGCACACACAATATTGAATTGATGAGTACGATTGTCGCTGAATTAGTAGAGATGGGGAAGGGCGACCCTTGGATTTGTAAGCATGTCGGTATGAGCGTTGATGAATTGCTAAGGTTAAAGCAGATAACCGGAGTTGCGTCGCTATTTAAAAATCAAGATTTTTCAGATAGCTGGGAAGCGGATAGAGAAGATTGTGATGAAATTCAAGAATACTTAGAGCAGAAAGAATGAAAAAGATATGGCACCCATACTGGAAATGGGAGTGTTTCAAAGCTGGGTTTTATTCCAGTTTTTCTGATATCGGCATGACAAAAGAAGTAGCCGAGGATCAATACAGAGATTTTCTCTCTGATATTAGCCTTTTCGAGGAAACCTTGCAGCTTGTAATATCCGAATGGAGATACTCCTGTGAGCATTTTCTAACTGATCAATCTAGGAATAAAGTAGCATGGCTAGGTCAGGCATCGATAACCTACATATCCGGTATCCCTGGAGAAGCCAGGGCTGGGTATAAATTATTAACCTTAGCGCAGCAAAAAGAAGCTGACAAAAAAGCAGGAGAATATCTTAAAAAATGGGAACTACGTTAAAAATAGACAGTTATATAGAGACCTGGAAAAACAGAGGGTATGATTTGGACATTCCGGATGAAGTACCCGAAAAATTAATGCAGTTAAGATTAGCGCCTTCATACAGAGCCATATGCCTGACTATCTTAAAAAATGATTATTCGTTAAAGCTATTGGGGGTAACCCCGCCAAAATCAAAATGGTATGACGAGTACAAACGGATTGAAATAAAGGAGCGCAGTGAGAACATACAGCGAAAATAAAGATGTTTACGAGGCAGCGCAGGAAAGGGTAAAATTTATTTTTGATAACTTTGATAAGATATATATTTCCTTCTCCGGTGGGAAAGACAGCGGGGTAATGCTGAACCTATTTATTGATTACATGAGGCGGAATTCTATCACGAAAAAGATAGGCTTGATGATAATGGATAATGAAGCTAACTACGAATATTCAATTGAGTTTATGCACTCAATTATTAGATCAAACATCGATCTATTAGATGTTTATTGGTGCTGCTTACCAATAACGCTCCCCTGCACTGTCAGCTCGTACGCGGTAGATTGGCAATGCTGGGGCGAGTCGGACAAGGGCAGGTGGATACGGCCAATGCCTAACGATGACTATGTTGTTAATATTAACAATCACAAAATGGATTTTTTCTACGAGAACATGAGCTATGACGAATTCTGGGATAAATTCGGCGATTGGTACGCGCAGGGTAAAACCTGCGCCTGTTTAATAGGCATAAGAACAGTTGAGAGCCTGAACAGATTTAGGGCGATAGTTAACCAGCGCAAAGTAACTTTTGAAGGTCAAATGTGGACAAAGAAAAACACCAACCATGTTTACAACTGTTACCCTATCTATGACTGGAGAACCGAAGATATCTGGAGGGCGAATTCCAAATTTGGATGGGACTATAACAAATTATATGACGTTTTTTATAAGGCCGGTGTCCCGGTTCATTCAATGAGAGTAGCTTCGCCTTTCATGAGTGAGTCTAAATCTAGTTTAGGGCTGTATAGGGTCATAGACCCTATCGTTTGGGCTAGGCTATGTTCCAGGGTCCAGGGGGCAAATTTTATAGCTACCTACGGGAAGCAACTAAATTACAGGTCAATAAAACTCCCGAAAGGGCATAGTTGGAAGTCTTTCACTAAATTTTTACTCGCCACCCTTCCAAAAGAAGTATCTGAGAATTTTAAGCTGCGCTTTATCCAATCATTTAAATATTGGGGCAGGGTGGGGCGCGGCTTACCAGATAAAATAATAGAAGAACTAAAGGCCCTCAATGTAAGAATCAAAATAAATGGAGTGTCGGCCCATGGCGGCAAAAAATTAAAGAGAGTCATTATTAAAAAAGTTCCTGACCATCTCGATGAGCTGAGCTGCAATAACGGCACGGTTACGTCGTGGAAAAGATTTGCGCTAACAATTTTGAAGAATGACCATACATGCAAATATATGGGCCTCGCTCCGACGAAGGAACAGGCAGTAAGGCAAAGACAAATAACCCAAAAATATAAAGGAATATGAAAATAATAGATATAAGGCACCTCTCTGAGGACAGGGTGGTCAAATGCCCAAGAGGAGGGTTTGTAAGTAATAGAATTTTGTTAGCTTCTGACGGGATGGGGTACACGTTATGTAATACATATGTGCCCGTTGGAACCTGGCAGCGCTGGTGCTATAAAAAACATCTAGAGTCCTGTTACTGTGTTTCTGGACAGGGGATACTTAAAGATTTGGAGACGGGAGAAACACACCAGATAGGCCCAGGAGTCACATATGTACTAGATAAACATGACGACCATGAGTTCATGTCAATTACAGATGTGACGCTAATATGCGTTTTTAACCCTCCTCTTAAAGGGCGGGAGGTCCATAAAGATGACAACTCATACGAATAAAAAACATTACAAAGGAGAGTGATGACAAAACGTGATTTTCGTGCGTATTTACGTGAGTTAGTACGCGCAGAATTGAGAACCGGACGAACAGATTTGGCAATAAAAACACTTCATCAAATGAACGACACTAGACTAATTAACACACTTGTGAGGATCAATGTTAACAAAATTTCAATCAGCTGATATCATATCAATGGACATAGAGACGTTTGACCCGTCCCTAAAATTGTTAGGTCCAGGTGTCAGGCGAGGCTCGAAAATAGTTGGCGTAGCGCTGGCGACCAGGGACTTTTCAACCTATATTCCACTGGGCCATGAATCTGGAGAGAACGACGAACACGGGCTAGCTAAAATCCAAGAAATTCTAGCTTTACCCATACCTAAACTGGGTGCGAACATTATGTATGACCTGGACTTCCTACAGTATGCAGGTATTAAAGTTGCGCCCCCATACTACGACATCCAGGTAGCTGAACCGCTACTTGACGAGCAACGTTTTAGCTACTCCCTGAACGCACTGAGCAAAAAGTACCTGGATGATAGCAAACTGACAACAGAATTAAACGACTACGCAAAGCAGCATTTCGGAAAAAAGGCCAAGGCTATTGAAATGATGCACCTATTACCGACTGAACTTGTTGGTAGGTACGCGATACAGGACGTTGAATTGCCCATAAAGATATTTGACTTACAAAAAGAAGCACTTGAGAAGGAAGGGCTTACAGACCTGTTCAGAATGGAGTCAACACTTACTGAGTTACTGCTTCAGATGCGCTCAACAGGTGTTAAGATAGATCAGGCCAAGGCTGAATCCATGCTGGATGTGTACAGACATAGGTCCGTCAGCGCTCAGGCCAACCTGGATGCGATTGCTGGACAGCCTGTAAATGTCCACGCGTCGTCCTCCATTGCGGACGCCTGTGACAGGTTGGGACTCGAATACATGGAAACGGACAAGGGGCACGCGTCGTTTACAAAAGAGTTTCTATCCACTGGTGCACACCCACTATTCAAATTTATAGGGGAAGTGCGTAAATGGAAAAAGATGTCAAGTGACTTTCTGGAGGGCGCTGTCCTGAAACATGCTGTTAAAGGCAGGATACACACGCAATTTAATCAGTTACGCTCCGATAACTATGGCACTGTTACCGGGCGCTTTTCCTCCAGCAACCCTAACCTGCAACAGATACCGATTAGAGACCCCGAAGTCGGCAAGGAAATCAGGGAGCTGTTTGTCCCTGAACATGGGGAAGAGTGGTATAAAATGGACTACTCCAGCGTTGAGCCTAGAATTAGTCTGCACTATGCAACTGGTGGAACTGCCAAGGCTATCAAGGATGCACTGATCAAGGCCCCTGATAGCGACGTGTACGCGCCATTAATGGCTAAACTACCAGGCCTGGATAGGTCAGTTATTAAAACTATTTATTTGGGCCTGGCGTATGGCATGGGGGCAAAAGGGACAGCCACCAAGATCGGTAAGTCAATTGATGAAACTTACAAGGTACTATCAGATTTCAACGACGCGTTGCCCTACTTGAAGCTACTATCCAGGGCTTGCCAGTCTGAGGCCAACGCTAAGGGGTATATGTCTACGTTGATGGGTAGACGAAGGCGGTTCAACCTGTTCGAAGGCGAGTACGGATCAAAGCCGTTGCCACTGGAGAAGGCAAAAGAGGCGTATGGAGTGCACAAAAAAAGGGCATTTACTTATAGGGCACTTAACAGTCGAATACAAGGGACTAGCGCGGACATAATGAAAGCCGCTATGGTCAACCTGTACAAGGATGGCTATTTCAACGAGGTGACTCCGCTGTTAACTGTACACGATGAGCTTGATATATCCGTAGCTCCCGGCAAGAAAAAGCTGGTCAAGGAAATCAAACACGTAATGGAGGATTTTAATTTAACTGTCCCGCTCTGGGTTGACGTTGAAGCGGGCGATAACTGGGGTAACGTAAAATGAAAGAGTCAAGCGTATGGCGGAGCCTAAAGAAATTATTTGATACTAATGGCGTACAGTACCAGCGCCTTGAATGTATCGGAGTCAAAGGCGTTCCAGATATTATATACAGTTATGATGGACACAGGGGTTTTATTGAGCTGAAAAGTGTACTACCACCCAAACGTAAGGGCACTCCCGTCAATTTCAATATTAGCCCCCTCCAAAGGCTATTTTTAGAGAAACATGGGGAAGAGTCCGGACGATGTTTTGTTTTGGCCCGAGTTGGAAGCAGGTATGTTTTGCTTAACTATCTACAGCTCAGGAAGATTTTTGTAAAAGACACTCTTGGCAGTGCACTGTGGCACTGTGGCAAACTAGATAACTCGCTAATGGAGTTCCTATGATATACAAAACTAAGCCCTACGCGCACCAGTCACGCGCCCTGGATATATCAGTGTGGCAAAAGAACTTTGCCCTACTCATGGACATGGGTACGGGTAAAACTAAGGTAGCTATAGACACAGCGGTCAACCTGCCTGTCAACTTGGCAGTCGTATTTTGCCCGAAGGTCTGCCAGACCAACTGGATGGGAGAAATTCAGATACACTCAGATGCTAGGCCGTACCTCTGGAAAGCCACGTTAACTGCCAAAAAGAAGGCTGATATTATCGCGTCAATGACATATCATAGGCAGAAAGGCCTGGTGTTCCTGGTCATCAATTACGAAGCCCTGTTGACGAAAGCGGGCGCTGTTCTGTTCGATGTCGTGGACGAAAAAACAATTCTGATCCTGGACGAGTCTACGCGTATAAAAACGCCCAGCGCTAAGCGTACCAAGGCAATAATTGAACTTGGTAAACAGGCAGGTTACAAGCGAATTTTGACTGGGCTACCTATCCCAAACAGCCCACTAGACTTTTATGCTCAGTTCAATTTCCTGGATAAAAACATCATCGGGCAACCCAGCTGGACAGCATTCAGGCGTGAGTACGCTAAGCTCATGCTAGACGATTTCAACGGGCGCAAATTTTACAAGGTAGTAGGGTATAGGAACATACCCAGATTAATGTCAATCGTTGCCCGCCATTCTTTCAGAGTGATCAAGGAGGAATGCCTAGACCTGCCTGAAAAGGTCTATCAGACTATTCAGCTGGACCTCTCAGACACTCAGGGTAGGCTGTATCAGCAAATGAAAGAGGATCTATTGATTGAAGTCAAGGGACGTTCATTTGCAGCGCCCGTTGTTCTGACAAAGCTACTTCGATTACAGCAGATAACTGGAGGATTTTTGAAGGATGGAGACGATCCGGCGGTTGTGTTCAAGACCAACCCTAAACTGGAAGCACTTAAAAATCTGGTGGAGGACACTGGTAAACAGATAATTGTCTGGTGTAGATTCGTCAAGGAGGTGCACATGGTTCTAGCTGCTGTTGATGGTGTCGCTCACGTTGGGGAAATGAAAGCTTATGATAGACAGGACGCAATCGACGGGTTCAGGGCTGGCAAATATCGGGTGCTGGTGGCTACTGCGTCCAGCTGTGGCATAGGTATCAACCTGGTTAACTGTGACACGGTCGTCTATTACAGCAACTCTTTCAACCTGGAGGAGCGCTTGCAGTCGGAGGACAGGTGCCACCGTATAGGCCAAGTTAACAAAGTGACGTACATAGATTTGATCTGTGAGGACACAATAGACGTTAAAATCAAAGAAGCGCTAGACAGTAAGCTCAGTTTCTCTAAATTACTGCAATCCAATGACTTAGGGGGTGTACTATGAAAGCTTGCTCACTCCCCTACTGTAGTCAGGTCATAAAGTACGGCCCGTATTGCCGCCAGCGCAAATGGTGCGACAGCCACCAGCACGCCTATCAGCGTGCAAAGTTCTCGGATACTCCAGACTATAAAAGAAATCATGATAAATTTAGGGAAGCGCTGTTAAGATGGTTAAGGAATTTTTGATTTTAATAGTTCAACTTCTGCTGATAGCTCTTGAATTGCTTTAATGAGCATGGGAACAAACACTGAATACTTAACAGATTTTGTTACCTCTCCGTTCTTTTCCATTGTATAAGGTCTATCCTCTTCTGTTTGGTCTTCTGTGGGTTCCCACTCATCGTTAAATACTTTAACTTTATCCGGTGAGTTTTTAACTAGTTTAGGGAACACTTTCTCAAGCTCTTGTGCAATCACTCCGATTTGCTTAACTTCGGGGTTGCGCTTCAAATTAAAATTCCTAATCTTAACTTTCATTAAATCGTCTAGCTTTGGAGTTGCGTCTACAATATTCTCTTTCAGCTTCTCGTCCGAAATAGCACCGTAAGCGTTGTTAGTGTTCTCCAAGTCACCGTCAACCATTATTTGGCAGTTTGTGGTGTTCGCCCCGCCGTTGTCTGAGACAAAAACAGCAATACGGTTTGTGGCTGTACTACCCGACCTGTCAACTCTAAAAGATAGTGTATCCGCATTCGCATCAACATCAAAGTCGGCACCGGGTACTGCATTACCTACACTAACATTACCCCCATTGGGATTAAGGACTAAATTCTTTTCGGTACCAAATGTGTCGTTGTGTGCTGCTTGTATAAACGCACCTTCAGTTAAGGCACCGAACCAAACTGCCCTAGCTAATGTTGTTGATCCAATTTTTCCTATCTGAACGCCTGTGGCGGTGGCATCTTCTACGTCAAGCCTCGCTCCAGGCAAAGTAGTACCCACTCCACAATCACCAGCGTTAAGTGTCAACCACGTATCTCCCGCATTACCCCACGATTGTATTAAACTACTGGGATCACGCTCCCACCACACTTTTGTATCTGTCCCTGGCGTTGCATGGGACGCATCGATAGCTATGGATTGATGCATCCTTGCAGTTGTCCAATCTGAACCGTTAGACTCACGCACTAGCCAATCAACAGATTTAAAAGTATTTCCTACATCTCCACCCATAATGGAAACTATCTGGAAATCAGCCGCCGTTGACCCTAATGTGGTAGTCTCGTCTACCTGGAGACGTGCCCCTGCGGCAGCGATTCCGATGCCTACCTGTCCGGAACCGTCAACCGCAACCAGGCAGTTAACTTCTGTTGCGGTGAGTATAGTGTTAGCTGCTTTACCTAAATTTGTATGTGCCATTTATCCTCTAAGGTGTGAAGTATATGCTGTCCAGTTCCCCTTGTACTGCGTCGTCTACTATCAGGGGAAGGCCTGCTATTTTTGATTCGTCTCTGGTCTGGTGCATCCTGAGCACACCACTAAATTTGTCAAACTGCGCTGTTGATCTACTGGGCAACGGGTGCGCGTTGTTGGCTATGTAGACATGCAGGCTCTCCGAGCTTACTGTCAACCATAGCTCTGTCTCTGCTAGCCACCAGCTAGTTATTTCTGTACGTGTTGCGCTGTTGATGAATGTCACAGGTATGCTGTACCTGTATTGGTCTCCCACTTGCTTGTAGCTCTCCAGCCTTCCACCACGCGTCCTTTGGTTGCTCTGTCTGACCATTAGATCCTCAGCCATGCCGTCTGTAGGGGCGACTGTCAACTGGCCGACACTTGTTGTTATTGAGGGTGTTAGTTGAACTGGTCCCAGGCTCATACGGACTCCAGGTTGATCTGACCAGCCCACTCGTCTACGTAGGGCTTGGTGGTCCCTGTAAACGGCCGCCCAGCGTTGGTGATTTTGACAGAGTAGTCTATCAGGTCAAAACTGAAGGTTAGGGTAGTCTGCGCCCTCCACCACTCATTAACTTGGCTGCTGTCACTGTCTGGCATGAACTTGATAGGTATGATAAAATTATCAAACTCAGCCCACTTGTATTTTCTGGGTACTCCAGACAAAGTAGTGTCCGACGCACGAGTCATCTTTTTTTCGTCCAGGACATTCTGCTGAGGAAAAATTGTTATCACGACTGCTCCGTCTCCAAGGTCCATTTAAAACTCCAGTAATTCTTGTGCTGTTATATTGACGACGCCCTGTGTGTAGTCGTGGCCCAGTTCTGTAATCTGGTACAGGCTCTCTGACCCTACTATAGATGGGTGCTGGACCTTAACCACGTCGGCAAGCTCCAGTTGCATGTACCTAAAAGGCAGAGTGGCACGAATAAACTCCTCTGGCTGTGTCGCTGTCTGAACAATCTTAGATACCCAACTGGAAGCGGTTGCCGTCTCCATGACATACTTGGTTTTCTTGGCCACCTGGCTAGTAATGCCAGAGGCGTTTGCACTATCGCAGGCCGCTGTGTTAGTCGGGTTGGCGTTCAGTGTCTTCAAATATTTCTTGCTCTGGAAATCGTATTCGTAGTCCACTTTGATGGTACTGCCCTTTTTGCCCTGAAAACGGGTGCTGCCTAGCGGGCTATTGAACAAACTGAAGTCTAGCATGTCGCTGGTTGAGATAGTCGCGTCAACGGTCGCTGAACCGCTATTCTCATACGTTCTGGTATTTATTATTCCACTGTCAGATGCCCAGTAGTATGTCTTGGCTATGTCTCCAAATTCGTCTATGATGTCCACCAGTGGCTCACGCTCTGAAAAGAAGCACTGGAAATTGTAATCACTGCTTTCAAGAGTCGCCTGACTAGCACTAGCCGCCGCTTGATTGAAGTCGATTGTAAACTCGCTGAATATATGCGTCAATATGCCAGTGGGACTTTCAAAACAGCCGACGTAAGTACAGTTGACTGGCAGAGAGTAAAATGAATAGTTCTGGTACGCCTCTGATAACAGGCTAGCCTCGAATGATAAAGAAAACTGAGCAGTTACAAACGTGTTGGCGGCTACTGCCTTAGTTGTTTGAAACTCCAAATAATCGGGGTGTGTGCTATCATACGCCAAGTGCTTGCCCGTGGCCCATGCCGACAATGATGCTACTATTAAGCTGCCTGTCATCATTGACCCAGTTTGAGTTATGGACCCTATGGCGGTTGCTGTAAACGCGCCACCGCCTGTGGGGTATCGTATGTTCAACTGTGCTACGTTAGGGGTGGCCGTTGTGAAGTTAGAAATAACAACCGAATATTTTATCTGGTGTAGATTACGAATAGTTCTGCTTAAGGGCGTGATGCCCATATAAACAAACTGAAAGTCCCCTGGAGCTGTGCTGTGTGTTTCGAACCGGGCCTGAAGTTCTCCCTCAACCCGGTTGTGTAAAATATGGTGTGTGGTCTGGTCTCCGAATATTGTATTGTTCAATACGGGTGTCAGGTTGTTTTCATATTGCCACAATCTGGTATCCGTTGTGCTAAAATCTGAAACGATAAATTTGCCTGCTCCTATAACTGTGCCTCCAGCTACCCACCCGTGCTTAGCTAAGTACACGCTTTTATTTTCTACTGCTGACCCATTGGGCAAGTTGCTCTGGTAAAATACGGTACTTACTAGCGTGTTTGAGGTTATACTTACATTCCTCGGAGGTTCTAGCAGCTGAAAGTAAGACGCGGTTGCAGTATGGAAAAATGGTCTGATCTGTTTGCCGAAATACGTGCCCCATCCTACGTCCTTTTCTATGATTTCTGGGTGAGGTTGAAAGCTATCTGGTAAACTGGGTGGATATTTAACGTTGTCATCCAGGAACCTGTCAAAGACAGTCAGGCTGACAAGATGGATATTATCAGTGTCTCTGTCAATTACTCGCACACGACCGACGTGTGGCTGAAAAGTGTCTGAATTAACTGTTACATTTAAACGAGCTTCACCGCTAGCTATCTGGTTCAGGTTGTCCTTGATCCAGTCTACTGAAGTGCCTAGCGTGATGGTGTATGTCGATGGTTTGCCGATACCACCACCAAATCTAGCTTGCCAGTTCACCTTAGACATAGTTATGATGTCACCGCTGGAAAATGTCCATGTGGTGGACGCGTCCGAGCTTTTCAGGAGGAACTCTATATCTGTTAGCCCGGTTGACGAGCTTTCAATACTGGTTAAACTTCGCATAATTCAAAATGGACTAAATCATTAAAATCCTGATCTTTTATCAATCGGTCGCTGTCCCAGTCTCCACCAAATCTTACAGGTATTGATAGCCTACTAGCCGTGCCCAGGACGTAACCTGAAAAATAGTAATGTCTTGATATGTCTGTCCAGTCTATTGGCCAACAGCAAACGTCTATTGCCCGACTGGGCAACGTGTTGTGCTTAGACTCCGGCCATTTTAATTTACTTTTGCCCAGCCTGTAGCACTCGTTTTGATTGGCCTCGTCCCTGTGTCCTGTTAATACAGTACAGTCGAAATCTTTGACTACCTCCTCGAATAGTAGGACTAAGAGCGGGTGCACCGTCTCAAGCCTGTTCCTAGATCTTTCTCCAAATTTAGCCATTATATTGCTAGCCTCCCGGTCTGCATACCTTCTTCAATTATCTGCCAAATGGCCTCCGCTTGTTCCCTTGGATTGATTGACTTGATGTTGAACACCGCACTTGGTGACGCTTTGCCCTCGGGGACTACCGTCTCCCCTACATGCGCCTTGATCAGGCCTGCGCCTGTCTCGTCTGGTGTAGTTAACATCCTATCTGGTGTAATTACTCCCCCCTCAGCAAACCCTAACGCGCTTCCAACTGAACCAAAAAACCCTGATATGCTACTACCAGCGCTGCCTGCTGCTCCTAAGTTACCTGCTAGCGTGTCCATTGCCCTGGCTAAGGTCTCCATAGCTGGTGCGAATAGCGCTAGCCCCTTGGCTACGCCGTCCATTGTAGGTGTCAGTTTCTCCAGCGCTTCCCCTGCAAACTCCACGTGCCTGGACAGGAACGCAACGTGGTCACTCAAACGCTGGATAACAGGCCTGAAAATGGTCATGATGTTACCTAGCCATTTTCCTAAGATTTCAGTTATCGGCTTTAAGTCCCTGAGTATCTGAACCATGTCTCTCATGATAGGGACAACTGCCTCAATAATTGGATCAGTTAATTCTATGATAGCCTCGTTCAGCTCATCAAGTAGGGCCTGAGTCTTTGGATTAGCAAGTATTATTTCAGCCAACGCGCCAACAATAGCGCCCAGTGGGCCGCCTGCCTGAGCTCCTTGAATAGCACCCGACACACCAACCACCTGACTAGCCGCGTTAGCACCTACCCCTTGCAAGAATTCATTTCTACGCCTGACTGACTCACCAGCTGGATCACCACGCCCTTGAACGTGCTCCAGTCCTTGAACCTCTATTGCTTTGTTTGCCGCCAGTGTAGTCACAGCTTGCGCGTGTGCCTGTGCCATAGCTAACCGTTGAGCGTCGGACAGTGCAATAGCTGCCTTAGCTTGTTTCTTGTTGCTGGCTGCCAGTTGTAAGTGAGCCTTGGCTAGTGCGTTGGCTAGTGTCAGCCTGTCCTTGTCCTGCTTGATTATATCGGCCTGTTGCTTTTTTAGTATCTCCCGGTTGCCCTCGATCCTGTTGGTTGCCTGCTGGTCAGTCTCCACCAGTTCCTCAACCACCGCCTGCTGATCCTTGACAGCTCGCTGGTTGGCTCTCATTGCTTCCCTGGTCCTGTCTATCTCATCAGCTGTGCGCCCGAATGACTTAGCCAGTTTGGGTACAATGTGCTCCGCTGCGTTGTCTAAAGATTTCTTATCTAGCTCCCTGGTGACTTCTCCCAGTGACGCCTGCATGTCACCTATTTCTATGTTTAAGTCGCTTATTGCTTTATCGTTTTGCCCAAACAAATTGGTTAACTTTAGCATCCGTCGGTTGAACATAGCTATGCCTATGCTCCATTCTGTCCAGCGCTTTTTTATCTTTGATACGGAGGCGGTTGCCTCTCGAATTGCGACTGTGATATTCTGAACCAAGTCTCTTAGTTCTGTGTCGAACGTGTCGAACAGCGTTATCTTCAACTCTTCTGTAATAGAGTTGAGCATGTTCATGTCACTCTCTAAATCTTGCAGCTTGATGTTGGTAGCGTCCGAGGCTGTGTTCGCGTTGGCCTGCGCCTCTGCGAATTCGTCAATCGCGTCACGTCCGCGCTGTATGAATTTGACAAATTTTGTACCAGCAATCTGACCTAACAACTCTAAAGTCTGAGCCTCGTCTATCCCAGACTGGTTTAAGGTGTCTATTACGTCCTTGAAGTCATTCATTTTTGGGTTGACATCTTCAACAGTCAGACCCAGCTCTGTTAATACCTTGATACCCTCAGACGTAGGGTTGAGCAACTTGGCCATTGCAGCGTTGAGGGCGACGCCTGCCTGCTCCCCTCTGAAACCTACCTCAGCCATTGACCCAATTATTACAGTCAACTCTTCAAAGTTTATGCCCAGACTTGACGCTAGCCCCTGAGAGCTTCTTAGCGCTTCCGATAAATTAGAAAAATTTTGTGGTGAGGCTGACACGGTCTGAACCATCAGGTCCACCGCTTCCTTAGCTTTTAGTCCTTGGTCTGCGAATACACCCAGTGTTTTAGCCACCACATCTGCGCTTGTTGCCAGGTCTGAACCCGTTGCAGCTGCCAGCGCCATAACGTCACCAGTTACGGCAAGCGTTTCGGTTGCCGTCAAACCAGCCCTGGTTAAGTTCTCCATAGCCTTGGCGGCTTGTGTGGCTGTGAATTCTGTGGTTGCCCCTATGTCCCTGGCGGCTTGACTGAGCTTTTTAAATTCAGTTGCAGTCAATTTGCTGATAGACCTAACAACCTGCATTTGGGCTTGGAACGCTGATCCTACCTTAACAATCTCGTTCAGTGGTCCCACTACAGCTCTTGCAGCCTTAGCAAACAAGTCCCATGCTTGATTAGCTGCAATGATGTTGCCGCTCATGGTACCCAGAAAACTGTTTATGTTTCCCTCACCGCTTATTCTTTGTCTTATCCCTGCCATATTTTTTATTTATCTCGTTTTCTGCGCTTGCCCGTATGCTGTTAAATACCGATGTTAACAAAAACGACTGACATAAAAAAGGGCGACCGTCTGGCCAAGCCCACTGTTCATAGGCCACCGAGACGCCGCCCATTGACGCCGAATAGATTCGGTTGTGACAGCCTAGAAATAAATTTGTGTAGTATCCGATTGATCTTGAGCGCATAGCGCCGATTAATAATCTAGGATTCTTCCACGCAAACGCTTGGCCTACTGCTTTTTTATGTTCTTCTCTTCCTCGTCTGTTACTACTGACATACTGATTAATTTAGTGGTTAGAACCATGCACTTGGTCGCAAAGACACCATACTGAACCAGATCGTCAACGTTGCCAGGCCTAACCTCCCTGGGATCTTTTTTAACCGTTATCTCCAGACCTTTCAAATTCTGGCAATACTTGGGTATGATCTGTTTGCACAGTCGACCAAATTCCTTATCCGCCATTCTAGCCAGGCCTATCTGCTGAGCGTTGGCGCCGTCTACTGTTTGATTCTTGGAAATGTAACTTAAAAGCTCCTGGTAGTCCTGGACCTCCAGTGGCATAGCCTCGACGGTCAGCCCGTCCTCTAGGTCTAGCACTTCATAATCTAAGCAAAAATTCATGTTGGCCTTTTTGATGTGGTTTAAAAATATGAGATAGTTCTCACGTTTGTGATGTCGATCTGGATAGCTGTTGCGCTGTCCGTGTCGTACTCTGCGAGCGCTGTAAATGGCGCCTCTACTAGCCCCTTACCGTTTATAGTAGGCTCATAGGTTAAAAACTTCAGCTGTGGAATATCGATAGTTATGTTGTCAGGGCTGTCTACTCCAACGAAGTTAGCCGTGAAAGTGTGACCAGCTGCGCCTTCGAAGGCCTGCATATAACTATGGGATTGAAACAACATGGTCCCAGACAATTCAATCCGTTCAAAATCAGACCGCTTGATTTTCTTAGGGACTTTAGAATCCTGCAACGTGTAAACCGCTTCTAGGTTCTTAGTCATGGTCAAACTAGCGTCCATTAGGTCCGTCACAGCTGCTCCGTCAATACTGATAGACGACTGCGCCCAGTTAAACGGCTTGTCAGTTGGAAACGTAGGACTTGCAGCGGCAACCCTGGTGCTTACTCCACCAAGAAACCCAGCAGCAACATTCATTATTTCGCCCTGTGTGATATTGATGTCAAGCGTCTCACAGACCATGTCAGCATACTGCATTGCGCTGCCAACGTCTCTATATATCTGAAGAGTTGCGGGTGTGCCTGCAACCAGCGCGTCGAAGTCCGTTTGCTTAGGTGTGAACGTGTGAACGTGCTCACTTCCAGGCGTGTCCCTTTGCATGTACGCAGCCACGAACCAGCCCATTGCCTGCGGGCTAGCCTCTGCGTTTATGGTTCCCCTTATCAGGTGTTTGCCCTCGAATGCTTGCCCAGCTGCAAAACGCGCGTACATATTTTGTTCATCAATCCATTCGATAGTTTCAACGATGCTTTCATCTAAAATAGGGATAGACTGTAAGCTTGTTACCTGCGCTGTGTTGTAGCTATTTTGCAAGTTTAACATAACGTGCCCTTGCATTCCATATCCTGCCATGATTTACTCCTTTATTTTTGGTTGCTTGGTGCCCTTGATCTTAACCAGACCAGACTTCAGAAAATGTTCCGCTGTGGCCTCTATCAAGCTTAAACTCTGACCAGCCTTAACTACTACTCCTAATTTTGAGTTGTACCCCTCTGGGCCGACCCACACACAGTTTGTTAATTTCATAATACCCCGAATTCTTTTAACATTATTTTTTCAGTTGGTTTATCCGTTACTTGCTGCATTACTTCTATATCACTGGCAGACGATCTGTGAATGGCGTCCACAATGCTTTTTATGGTCTTCCTGTGCCTGCCTAGCCAAGGGATTGACGCGGGAGCAAAACGCTGTAGAGCTAGCCCCACTATGAACCCGATTCCATTAGTCAAAATGTCTGTAGGTATCAAATTTATAATAAATTCCATTCGCTTTCCCCTTGTCGATTATTTCGCTCTGGTGCTCAGCCATAGACCACAAGCAGATTATACACATTACAAGCGCTCCTATGACCATCAGCGCTATGAACATTGCTCCCGGTAGTTCCATCATACCCTCAGTTGATGACCAACACAATTCTGCTGTATGTGCCTGACCTCTGCGTCAAGATCGTCATGCTTACTCTCAAGTTTAGCACATAGCGCTTGTGTCGAGTCGAGTTTAGCAATCATTTCAGATTGCTTTGAATTTAATCGTATCATCATTTTTATAATAAACCCAACCGCAGGGCTAAGCATTCCAGCCACAAGGCCCGCTATAGAAATAGTTGTTGCAATGTCCATTACCCTCTAACCTCCGCCCTCAATAACAATTCGTCTGTGTAAAAATAGTTGTTGTCGTCAATGTCCCTATCAAAGGGCGTTATTTCCCATTCTCGTATTAAATCTACTGTTGATCCTAGCGCCCGGTTGCTGTTGATAGCTGTCAGCACTGGAGTCAATGTCCTGTCTAGTATGTCAGCCGCCTCCTGTCCGTTATCGAACGACGCACCCTGAACATAAATGGGTATTTCAAAAGTGATAATCCAGGGCTGTGTAATCTGCGCCCTGTGCGGCAACACTGCTATTTCACCGCCATACACACCCACCCAGGGCGTTTTGTTGATGTCCCTGTTAAACTGCTCGTTCAACTCTACAGTTATGCTGCTGTTAACTAGGATTGAGTCACTGCTCAGCAGTGTGTATATAAAGCTTGTGACGCTGTTTTGCCAAATCATTTTAAACCTTTTACGACTACTTTATCGACAAACCCCTGGTACGCCTTCAGGGCTATTTTCTTGGTTTGACCCACTCCTGGGAGTATCTTACGGCGTGGAACTTTGACTGTCCTACCGTCTATCATAGCTATTCCACCATTCTCATGAATCCTGGAGTAGTCCTGCCTGCTCTCTACTTCTCCGAAGCTTCTGTTTGCCCTGACTTCCCAGCGGCTACGTAAAGCGCCCGTGTCCTGCAAGATTTTAGCTGTACCTGACCCCTTGCCCTGCCTGCGCTTTTCTATCGTAACTGGGTGCAACGGTTTCCAGGGACCAAAACTATTTTCGTGCCTTGCACCCTCTGCCTTGAAATTTAAATCTATCCACCTTCTAAGAGCGATAGCCGCCGCCAAGTTAGCCGACTCGAAATCCTTGAACTTTCTAGCGACCTTGGTCATTCTGCGCTGTGTGCGTTTTGCGCCTGTTAATTTTACCTTAACCTGGTTAGCCATTTACGCGCCCCTGAACCCTATACTTGTGCTTTATGGCCATACGTCTTGCCTGGTCTCGTCTATTAGATCAGGGTCCACCCGCTGCTCATCCGAAGGAAGCATGTTAAATGTGTTTGTAAAGTCCTGAGTTGTGCTCCACGCGTCGAACCTTGCAGCGCCCTCTGTTGAAAGGCCTGTCCCATTTGTTAATATCATAGGCACATTTCCGCAAGTAATGTCCGTTACCCGGTCAATTATCTCTTGTTTTATCTTTAACTCGTCAACCGTCCCCGACCTCTGCCTGGACAGTATGCCAAGGTACCCATAGTGGATGCTCAGATCCTTGGCGGTTTCATTGTTAGTAGAAAAAGGCAGAGTAAAGTAACCGCCAAGAGCCTCATTAACTCTAAGTGTCCCATGCTGTAACCAGTAATTAGAGATTTCTGACTCGCTTACGCCACGAATGGAGTAAACCTGCGTAAATTCTGCGTAAGTCGCGTATGGTGAAACTGCCATTACAAATACCTTTGACCAATTAATGGGTTTAGTTTTTCCTCTAAAATTGCAGCTGAAAAGGACTTAACATCTTCAACGTCCAGGAACTTGGCTCTAATAGTGGGCATAGCTGATCCATTTATCTTGTCGCCCATGCCGAAAATGTTCGCCCTACAACCCGTTTCAAACGCCATGCCGCCTCCACCTGTTAGTAGGCTAACAGCCTCCGAATAATACTCTATGCTGTCCCTGAGCAATCTGTATTTCTTTTGCTTGACCAGTTCACGCCACATATCAACCGCTTCCTTAGCCCTGACTTTCATCTCTTCAGTGATCTTGCTGCCATTCTGCTCTAGCTCGAAACGGTTCATGTGCACAAGGTCTCTGATCCACAGGAATTTAGCTAGCTCTCTGGTTGGGTACTTCTCTCGGTCTCTGATCATTAAGTCCCAGTTCCTAGCAAAGCGCTTGCGTCTCACGTCTTCGGTGTCATAGCCATTGTGCATAATAGCGACTTCGTTTGCTGCTGTGAGGAAAGTGTGTCCACAGCCCTTGTTCAATTCCAGCTCTGGGTGCTCGTGCACAACTCCAAAGAATTTAGCCCCTATATGATTTCTGAACACTCTGCAAGGCCAGTCTGACTTAATTATACCAGCTGGTTCCGCGCTAAAATGGTGCTGGTGGATTGCATAACTGTCATATTGATTTTGTTTCAGGTACTTGGAGAACCTGTCCGGCCACTCCAGCTGTTCATCGTCGTCAATCCACATTATCCAGTCACAAGTTGCTCTTTGGATGGTTGTGTTTCTGGCAACGTCGAAACCTGATTTAAGAGGGCTTTCAATCTTGAACACCTCCGCTCCATACTCCCTAGCTATCTGCCAAGCTCGACCCTCGTTTTCTTCACCATCAATTCCGATGACGTATTGATCAGTGATGGGCTGGATTGTTTTTAAGGTCTTAGCCAGCGTGTCTCCGTCAGGCTTGGTAATAATACACGCTGTTAAAGTCTCCCTCGGACACTGCTGACTAAGCTTTCTATCATAATCTATTGGGTTTACTTCCAGGTTATCCTTGTCGTATAGCCAGGTGATAACAGTGGACGCGCGTAGTTCGTTTGAATCTGTTCTACCGTAGCTCATAACGTCGATATTAAATTGCTTCTTGCGGCCTATCATTTCCATTAAATCAGCTACTTCAAATCTGTGTATGTGCTGAGGTAGCTCGTTGAACTGCTTGTGCCCTATGTAGTCGTCTGATATGCCAGTTGGAACTGACAGCACAATGCGTGCCCCTTCGTTGCATAGGCCCTCAATTTGCTTCAGGAAATCAACGGGGTCAATTATATGTTCTAACACTTCGCCGAGTATTATAAGGTCATATTTGAACCCTAGTAAGTGCAATTCTTCCGGTTCCTTGGCCTGAACATATTTGACATTCTTGATCCCTTCTTGATCGACAAACTTTTGCGCCTCTTCCACGTTATTCTTAACAATATCCACGCCTATGAAGTCCTTAGTGGGCGCACACTTAGCGTAGTAGCTGGTCTGTTGACCTAACCAACAGCCGTAGTCCAGCACCTTCGCACCTTCCTTTGCCAGCTTGATAGCGTGTGACATTGGTTTGATTCGCGCATCGTTCTCCATGAAGTCCCAGTTTCCCAGGGAAATCTTCTTGACTCTGTCCACTAAATTAAGCGCAGCTTGTTCGTAATAGCTCTGGTAACTGTTAAACAGCTTGTCATATTTTGCTAGCTCTGGTGAGTCTATGCCAGTGCGCTCTGCGTGTATCTTGGCTGCTGTGATGTCTGAATAGTGGACTAAATGCTTTAATACTCTGTGTTTGTCGCTAGTTGCCTTTTTAAATTCTTTTTCAGCCAGGTCAACAACTATCTCTGCGCTTTTATCCCATCCATAATCCTGACCTTTTGACAGTGCTTGGCTATGCTTTGTTCGCCACTCAATAGGGTTCTTAGACGCGTTGTAAATGGTCTCAGCAAACGCGGATGGATCGAACTTATCAACCCAGTATACACCACCACCGTTTAAAGTCTCTGGGAGTGCGCCATACTTGCCAGCAACAAAAGGTGTTCCAGCCGCTTGTGTGTTCATGGCTGTTATACAGCTTGTTTCTTCAAACTGTGTCGGGTAAACTTGCAACCACGCATTTTGTTCTATGACTGCCAGCTCTTGTTTAGTCTTTGCTCCATAAAACTCAACGTTTGGTAGCTCCTTGCAGCGTTGAAAACAGTAGTTATACAGCTGCTCCATTCCTTTCTGAGTGTTATCATAGCAACAGACAATCAACCTGATCTCAGGATCAGCGCGCTGTAGCTGCTCCATAACTCCGTTCTCTTGAACAAGTTCTAATAGCCCTCGCTCAGGCCTGGAACTGAATAGCAGCGTTTTGCTAAGTAGTTTTTTATCTGGGTCTTTCCGTCCTGTGTACAGACTGTGGTCCACTCCATTGGGTAGGACAGACAAAAAATCCTCTTTAACTCCATAGGTCTCTGCAATCTGCTTGCTATGGAACTCTGACACAGATAAAAACCTGTTAACATTCCATAACTGCGCGTTGAACTGACCTTGAAACCGTTTAAGTGCTAAGTCATGAGACCACCAGAAATTCATCTTGCTTTCGTACACTTTGCTAAACATCGCTGGGACTCGTTGCCCTATCAATACGTCTGTCTGTACAATGTCCGAATACTGCTCGAAGCCTTCCCCAAATGGATTTTTCTTGGTGCTCTGTCCGATAGGAAAATAAGTCACACCGTCGAAGCGCCCAGGCTTATCGGTGTTAGAAAATACAGTGACATTGTGGTCCTTAGCCAGTTCCTTGGCTAAGTAATACCCCGCACTCTCTGAACCACCAAGGCTCTTTGTTTTTATCGTATCCCCATCAAACGGCATTCCATTGACATATAGTGTAAATCTCATGTTTTGGCCTTCTTATAAGATTGCTTTCCATTGTATAGCGACGTCCTTCCAGCTAGTAGCTGGTATTTGAGGACCATCACCTTTTAATTCTGTGCTTCCACCTAAAAAATCTAGGTATGATATGTGAGCGCCAACAGTGTTTCTGAGTGCTCCTATTTTGTTCACAACTGGTTTAGCCCCGCAATACTGAGCCTTTACAGCATTTAAACAAAACAGCTCGCTGTCTGGGTTGTCCAGTGGAAGCGCCCAATATTCTGACTCCCAGTAAAGCCGCTCAATCTGTCCTTTATCCTGGTGTCCTAGATACTCTATACCGTCCTGTTTCATCAACTCCAGAAGGCCTTGCTTGTAGCCCTCAGCATTTGCGTTGCCCTTGCTGATTGCGTCAAACGTCTCGAATCCATACGCTATCTTTAATCTGAGACCTGGATGCATGATCCTAAGCTTTTTCCAGTCGTTCAGTAGAAAGATAAGTCCTCTATCAGGTGACGAAGCATAAAGCGCCGTTTCCTCTTTTCTAGTCGTTCGAGAAGCTCCAAGGCTCCCCATGTCAATACCAAAGGGAATAGTAACCTCTTTATTACCATCAACCCAGATATTGCGGCTCGAATGGTACGGGCTAACATTGACAAACCAGTCTATAGTATCTGTGTCCCACGGTCTCTCCACTTCGCACGACCAATGTATATTGACCTTGCATTTATGTTTCGCGTGTGGCGTGTGGTCCTTAAACGTGATTAGTGTGTCCTCTGTAGAACAAACAAACTCACTTCTAGGAGCATACGTCACGCCAAAAAACTCTTTTACCCCTCCATTTCTGGACGGATGGTAAACCACCACGTCGTTATACTTCGCCAGCTCACTAGCTAACAATATAACCGCCTCTTCTGAACCGCCTAGACCTGAAAACAAGTCCTCTGGTTCCCACAGAGTCGGCACGTAGTTTGTATATATTCTAATCATAGTCCTAGAAGCATTTTAATTAGTATCGTGTTTGCGCTAGACATTCTGTACGTCATGCCCTTAGCCTCGCACATCTCTTGAAGGTCTCTTTTGCTGGTGTCCAGCAACTTACCCACTTCCTTTAATACTTCCTTTCGAACATCCTTCTTTGTAGTAACGTTTATAACGCCCT